TGCACCTGTGACACCTGTTGCTCCTGTAGGTCCCGTTGGTCCTGCAGGTCCTGTTACACCTGTAACACCTACATCACCAGTTACTCCTTGAGGTCCTGTTGCACCTGTGGTGCCAATTCCTGTTGGGCCCGTTGGGCCTGTAGCCCCTGTAACTCCTTGAGGACCAGTTGCACCTGTGGTGCCTGCCCCTGTAGGTCCTGTTGCACCTGTAGCACCTGTTGGTCCTTCTGGGCCTGTGGCACCAGTTGTTCCTGCACCTGTTGCTCCTGCTGGACCACTTGGTCCTGTTGCACCAGTCGTGCCAACTCCAGTTGGTCCTGTAGCACCTGTGGCTCCTATAGATCCTGCTGGTCCTGTGGCTCCTGTTGAGCCAACACCTGTAGCACCTGTAACTCCTGTTGGTCCTGTAGGACCCGTAGCACCTGTCGCTCCTGTGGTGCCAACGCCTGCAGGTCCTGTTGCACCTGTGGCTCCTGTCGCACCTGTTGGACCACCTGCAGGGCCAGAAGCACCTGGAGGCCCTTGAGGACCAGGGGAAGTAACGATAATTAAATTTGGATCTGAATCATCAATGATGTTATTAGGCATCTGTTGTCACCTGAGCGTTTACAGTTATCTGTCCTTGAATTAATCTTTCAATAACTCCTGCATTATTAAGTTCTAAATCATAGACATAAAATCCAGGTTCTAAATCTCCTGTTTGTTCATCTGTCATAGTGATTAGCACATTTCCTGTAAGTGGAGTAATTGTAATTCCGCCATTTGATGTTGTTAAAGTTAAATCAGCAACAGAAGAAAACTTACGACGCAATTGCATACGGCCAGTCTGACCTGTTAAGTTGATAGGAACTTTGTTTGAATCTTGATAGGCAAGGTTTAAGTAGAGAACTCCACCTTGATCTAAAGTAAAATTATATATACCAGCAGTCATGTTATTCCTTCTCCGTTGCCCAGATTAAAAAGCCACCCAGTGCTATGAAACTAATTGGTGGAAAGATCAGAAATAGTCCATATGAGGCAAGTGCTACACCTGCTACCTCTGTGGTTAATGACCAATCTATTTTTGGCTTCTTTAGTTTCATGTTTCTCCTTAGAATGAATGGAACCTGGCTACAGGCTTTTCTTGTACTGGCACAGTTGCTCTATCGTAACTAAATATAGATGCAACACATGCGTCAATCTTCTTCTTGCTATTTGCTTTCTGAATCATGAGGCCTCTTGATGATGTTTTGGTCATAGAGTTTGCCACATGTCTGTTTAATGCTTCATGTCCTGAGTGAGTAAATGATCCGTTCATAACTGCCTCATAAAATTTAGCAGTTGCTGGAACCATACGCTCTGCAGAGTTTGGATATGAGACCACTGGCATTCCCTCTTCATCAAATAGCATAAATGTTCTTGAATATCTGGCAGGATCAAATACTACCTCACGAATGCTGTAGTTTGGATTTCTGTATGCCTCTATTATACACGATTCTACCTCAGCAACTGGAATAAACCAGTTCTGATCTGCATCATCTGGTCTTTCCCAAATGTCTAATATGTCTAAGTGAGGCTTTTCTCCACCTAAATACCAAGCAACAACTGCTGTTGAGTCACCATTAAAGGATCCGTCAAAACCTAAGATAACATCTTCGCCAGGAATCTGCTCTCTATTCTTAAGAACTAAAGCATCCCAAGCATCAACAGGAATCCAAGTTTGAGCAGAATCTGTCCAGATATTAAGTCTTTTAGTCTTGAACTCTGCTTCTGGTGTCAATAAGGATGCTGACTTCATATCTTCCGCAGATAAAATGTCTCCGTAAGATGGATTAGCAACCTTCCAGTTATCTTCGTCTTTGTAATTAAGTTTTTCATCACCCTGATACCAGGCGAAAAAGAAGGAAGGATCCTCAACTTCGCCCTTTGAGAGTTGAACTCCTCTTTGATACATCTGATAACAAAGCGATTCTTTTCCAGAAGAGTCATACTTCACCCCTGCTGTCGTGATTGCTACAAGCATTGGCTCTAAACGAGCACCCATAGAAAGCGACATAGTGTCATAGAGTTCTCTATTTGGCTGTGAATGCAACTCGTCAAATGCCACAAATGTAGAGTTCAGACCCTCTTTGGTGAATGCTTCTGAGGATAACGCTCTATAAACTGTACCTGTACCTGGATTATAGATAACATCTCTAAAAGTTTGTAGTACGGCTGATAACTCTGGCTCTAGTTCAATCATTCTCTTTACCGTTTTGAAAATAATCTTAGCCTGATCTTTATCTGCAGCACATGAATAAATCTGACCACCGTTTACGCCAAGCAATAACTGTTCTAGCACTAAAGTTGCCAAAAGTGCAGATTTACCTGCTTTACGAGGAATACCAATCAAAGCACGACGATGTTTTAGTAAGCCAGACTCATCTTCTGCATATAAATTGATTAAAAGTTCTTTTTGCCATGGGCGTAAGACAAGTTTATCGCCAACATTACCTGCAATTGAGTCTTCTGTGATACGACAAAGCGTCTCAGCAAAGTCAATAACATCATATCCACGACTGTTAGCCTTATCAAGTTCTGATACTGGAGATAAATATGCTGGAGGCCAGTGTTCTATTTTGGTATCCATGTCTATCCCTTGAATGCTAACGAGAGCCTATCCTTGTCAAAATCTATTTCTATGATCTCTACAACTACATCATGGCCAATAGTAAACTGTTCAGGAGTCCATTTGCCCATCTTAGATTTGTGGATCAAACCAGAAAGAAGGCCAAGAGAAACAAAAACACCAAAGTTATTAATGCCTGAAACTCTACCTGTGTAAGATTGGCCAACTTCTAATTGGCTAAACTGCATCATCTTGTCTTCTTTTTGTTCTTGCTCAATTAGGGCCTTTCGTGAAATAACCACATTGCCCTTTTCTTTGTCAAACTGGATTATCTTGGCATCTATTGTTTGGCCAACATAACGAGAGAAGTCTTCTGATCTGTCAATGAAAGATTGTGATGAAGGTAAGAACGCTCTGATTCCAATATCTACAATCATGCCACCCTTGACCAACTTAGTAATCTCTCCAGATACAATCTTATCCTCAGAATTCCAAATAGCCTCTACTTGAGACCAGATAGCCTCTACTTCTGCTTCCTTTATAGAAATAACATATTGGCCTTCTTGGTCAATACCTATAATGCTTCCATCAACTAACTGCCCAATTGAGACAACCTCACGGATATCAATAGTTCGTCTGGCAGATACTTCTTTCTTTGGAATAAACCCTTCAGTCTTACAGCCAATATCAAGAAGGACTCCTTCACGATCTATGTGTACTACTGTGCCTTTGACTGCATCTCCAACATTATATGTTTTCATGGATTCGTCAATTGCCTTTAGGAAGTCTTCTGCTGTCCCTATGTCGTTAATTGCTACTTGCTTCATTATCTGCCCCTTGTGTTATGTCTTCTGCAAATACTATTTTAGCACGATTCTGTCGCTTCTCTAACAATTTATCAATTGAAGTTGCTGTTCGTACTTCTGCTACACCTAAACGAGATCTGGAAACTGGATCAAAACCCAGTGAGGTCAGAGCATCTGTGTATGCCTTGTTAATAGCCACATAAGCCTTAGCATCTGCAGGCTCTGTGGAAATCATATAACGCTCTCTTGCTGCTTCATTTGCATCAGCCAAGTGTGCTGCATTCTTAACTGACTCAATATCACTAACAGGACTAAGCCAAGTAATGGCCACACCCCATGCACGATTCCATAAATCTAAACCAGATTCTTTGATATTTTCTGGTGGTGTTGGTATTTCTCTAGCCATTGGCAAATGCGTAATCACATTTAAGTCAGGCAAAGGATGATTTCCAGGATTTCCCAGTAATCTTTTCAGTTCGTTTGGCTTTGGAGGTCTTCCTGCCGTTGGTTGTGCCATTAGTTTATTTTTCCTTTTCTACTAATTCCTTTTTAGACATTTTACGCTCAAATGTCCAAATCTGATAATATTGCTAAATTATACAGAACAGGGCAGCCAGGTTTCTTTT